AGTCCGAAAGTTTTAACTTAAATTTTTCCAGTTTTTCTTTTTTGACTTCTTTATTCCACTTATGAGACTCTGCATACACGTTTTCACCAAGAATTTGTGTCATCAATATTCTTTCCCAGTGGCCTATAGCCTCCTCAAAATTTACATACAAGACTGTATAGCCATTGTCTAACCAGTTATTGGCTAAGCACTTAGCGAATGTGCTCTTACCTTTACCTGATGGAGCTATTATCGCATGCACTGCGCCACGAAAAAAGCCACCATCATCCGTATAACCCATAGCTCTATTGAGCGACTTAAACTGGGTTGGAACAAAGTCTGGTATATCTAAAAGACTTTCTGATCTTTTGATTATATCTTCAGCTGTAGTTACACTGTCAAAAGGGTTGCTTCGAGAATGATTATTGATATCCTGTATGGACTTAATCAATTCATTTATTCTAGATAATTCTTTATCGCTCTTTAAACCTTTTCTAGAGGTAAGTATTTCTAACTCTTTAATTAGGCTGATCTGGCGATGCTTAGCTTCTTTATATTTAAGTATCTCTACGACTGACTCTTTTGGAAGGGATGAATCAGATGATTTAATATATCTAATCATCGCATCAACTCCGTCATTACCACCTAGGGCTTGGAATATGTCAGTCTCATCTTTAAGCCATATCTTAAAAGAATCCGGATCTACAATACTCAAGTTTGTCGACCTATAGTAGTGAACCATAGCAGAATATAACTCATTCACACCTATATTGCCGTCAGGTAGTCCAACAATACTTGTTGGCAAGTTGTCTGAATAATAAGATATAGCTCCATCATCTTTTATGCACGATGCGAAAAGTTGATACTCTATATCTGAGAAATTCTCTACTTCATCCTGCTCTTTTTCTAGAGTCATCAACTTTTTTATCCTTTATCTCTCTGTAGACTTTTTTCCTATACTCAGAATTTCTCTTCTTCATAGATTGATAATATTCTGAAGATCTTATAGATTGCTTTTTAGGCTTATCTACTATTGGCGTATGTCTAATTGCATCGAGCATTCTATCATAAACACTCTTTTCAGTCAGAGAATCATTGTATCTAAAAACTATTAAAGCTATACCATTGTCTTTACAGTACTGAACTTTTTTCTCATCTCTTTTTTTTGCTTCTTCAAATTCATATACAGAATCAAAAAAACGACCAGTGTAATAAAAATGCTGCCTACCGTGATATTCTGCAGCAAGTTTCATTCTTGGGCAGTAGACATCTAGCTTTAATCTTTCGCCTATATGATATTCGTTTAAAACTTCTTCACCAGGAAGAAGTTTTTTCATTATCATAGTTAAAGCTGTTTGGCCTCTTGACATTTTCTTTTTACTTTTTTTTGCCCAGTTTAAACCAAGATAGTTTATTCTTTTATTCAGGGCATTTATTGTAACACCAAGCTCACTAGCTATTTCCGAAAGGTTTAAATCAGAGTCCAATAACAAATCAACTAGATACTCATCGTCATCTATATTTTCTTCGTTGATGCCTTTTTTGCTAGTCACCGTCAGCCTTTCATATCATTTTTGATGGATATCAAAGTCTTTCCAAGATCAATTACACTTACAGATAAATTCTCCCAAACTTTCGGAAGTAAACCAAGCCCAAATATTCCACAGTCCAATAGAACATAATCTATATCACCGTCAAGTTCAGATATCTGGGCATATACATCATCTACTTTATCGTACTGAGATGAGTAAGGAACATTTACAACATGGCAATTATAACCGAAGCAGCGTGTTACAAACTTTTTATCATTAAACGATACAGCTAAAGTTTTTGTATTTTTTATGAAATAAGAAACTATTGAGTCGTAAACTTCTCTATCTTCATTGTAGTAATATTCAAAAATATTAGAATAGTAGTAATCTGAAGATTTATTTAATCCTATCTTATAGTGCTTATTATTAGCTACATCATCTTTAAGTGCATTGGGAATAGCCTTCATTATAGATTCGTCTTTTGCCTTAAAAGATGAAATTACATTCTTAGCAAAGTGGGAAGGAAATGCATTATCGCTATTTTTTGATAGAGCAACTATTGCAGATTTTGGTATATTTAAATAAGCAAACTTTTCCTTCTTATCCATCTTTTCAGTAAGATTGATAAGAGATTCTTTTGGCGAGTAAAAAGTCATTTAATTACCTTCTTTCAGATACCGAAATTACCCCAGTCAATTAAAACTGGGTTTTCATCAATAATAGAATTAATATGATCTAAATTATGAAACTTTCCTCCATCAATTGATGAGTATCTCTCGTACTTACTTTTCTTGTCTTCGTCTTTTACGTAACCCAGATGTTTCATCACTAGTCCTGAATTAATCCAGAAATTTCTTGAAGAAATGAAATCACGTACATAAGTTGGCTCCGAGCCACACGCAAGTTGCCTATTTAGAAAAGCACCATTAGATAAGTATCTAAATATTCTAGAACTATTATTTGGAGCCCACAACTTATCTACACGATACTGATGCTCGTTCCACATATGATAGAACCTAACATTAACAACGTCATATGGCGACTGATTTAATACGTCACGTATATTAATATCATCAACGTGATGCAACATTTCGTCACAATCTATTGCTATAACCCAGTCTCCATCTTTCGCAAACTTAGATAGATTACTCCAAGCTAAAGACCTAAGCTTTCCCTCATGTACATTAAAAAGTTGCTCACTGTTAACAAATACTTCAGCGTATTTTGAAGCTATCTCAGCCGTATTGTCATCTGAGCAGTCATCGGTAAATATGATTCTGTCAACCTGTGACGAAAGTCTTTCTAAGACTTCACTTAGGTATCTTGACGATTCATTTCTACCTACAATTTGTGCATAAATCAATTTATACCTCTTTATATTAAGAAAGGGAGGGGGCACAAGCGTACCCCCTCCCTAAAAGCGTACAGGGATATCAGACTGTCATCTGCTTTGCCTCAAGAGCTGAGATTCTATCAACCTCAATCTGCTTGAGAAGTGCCTCACCAGAAAGTCCAGAAACCTTACGTCGGTTGCTCATGGCAATCTTCTCAGCCTCTGTCTTGTTATTAGCCTTAACAAGTGTAGTGGTTGTTACTGTGAAGTACTTTAACTTATTATCTGACATTTCTTTTCCTTTGTTTATTTTGATGGATAATTACTAGCGATATATTCTATCGCATCTTGCATCGATGATGCAAGCTTTGTTGCCATGTATTTTAGGTAAACTCTTCTTTGAGCTTGTGGTGAGGCAAAAACAACAATCGGTTGCCCATGCAACTTGGCCCAGGCCATCTCAAAGTCTGTACCTATATACTGACGATCTTGTATCATATACTCTACTAGAAGTATATCAGATCTTTTCTGTAAATACAGATTTTTTTCTACTATCTCTTCAGGAGTTTCATAATCTGTATCAAGTAAAGACGTTGGATCAAGTACATCGTAGCCAAGAAGATGAAGACTCTTTGTGGCTACCTTTCTCCATTCTACTCCATACTCTTCAACACCTTCTATTGCGCCTGATAAAAAAATCTTAGTCGGCAAAGTAGTTACTCCTTGAATTCATCCCAGGTCTTATTACTTTGACCATCATACACTCTTGCTAATCCAATGTCTACAAGATCTGTATTTAAACATCTTTCTTCTTTCGTATCGGTGATAGTTCCTAGAACTCTTCCATATTTCCCTTTTTGTTCCTTAGTTGTCTTTATTATAAAGTCATCGCCAACTTTATTAAACCACTGCTCAACATATTCTTTAGCTGCTAAGCCTAGTTTTTTCTCTTCGAGATTACTAGTTCTGCTCTCTGGAGTATTAATTCCAGCGAGGCGTACTCTGCTAAAGTAATGAATATCAAACCCAAGATCAATGTAAACATCAATTGTATCTCCATCTACAACTTTTTTTAATTTTGCCTTATATGTATATAATCCCATATTAATCTCTTTCTATTCCAAATGCATCACATGTATCTCTAAATATTTTTTGACTTATTCTAAATTTTTGATCGGCTTCTCCACCTATAGGTGATGACTTATGCCAGCTATGGCCAACCGAAACATTACCGTTATAAACAACTCTATAGCCGAGATGTCTGGCGAAATATGAGCACCATGTTTCCTCGTAATAATGAGGGGTAGGAAGAAAAGCTCCACTAGATTCTGGGAATAACAACTTATACCTATGATTATTAGTCATATCTTCCCATGCATCTCTTCTTACAAAGTATGCAGATCCTGATATTGTTATGCAATCAATAACGTCCCTATACAAAGAGTCTGATGGATCTTTCTCTCTCCATCCTCTCATGATTGGCTTTGAGTTAGTCCCAACTATTCCGGCATGAGTTATTAAGCCATCTTCATCTCTTTGTTTAGGACCACTGATATGTATATCTTTGTTTAGATTAAAAAAGTCTTGCATTGAGTATACGTCTGAGCTTTTCATCCACACATCAGCGTTTAATATAGCTATTATATCAGAAGTACCCATAGCTGCAAGTTGGTTAGCTGCGGCCGAATAGCCTATATTCTTATTCTTGACAAATTCTGTAATATTATAGTTATCAACGTTTTTGTCTAACCACTCTTGAGTGTCATCGCTAGAGTCATTGTCTGCGATATAAAGATTCCAAATATTTTCGCTGTAATCAAAATGAAGCGAGTTTAAAAATCTCTGAAGAAGTGGTCTAGTATTATAATTAATAATACATAAATCTATCATAATATATTACCAGTCACAATCTGAAACGCATCTTTGTGAGTGAATCCATAATTTACAAGGTCTATATAAATTGATTTTAGCTTATTTAATTCGTTTTGATCTAAGCAAAATTCTTCTATATATAAATATAAATTAGACCCAGTACTCTTCTTCGGCTTCACCTTCAATGGGCTCGTAGTAGTTCTCTTCTGCTTGAAATCTAATTTCATCTGCAATATTTCTCCAAGCTTGCGCATCTTGTTCAGATTGTTGATCTACAGCCAATATGTCACATGTTTCGGCAAAGTAAAGTAGTGTCTCATAGGGGAGTACAATAACTGAATCTCCTGGATTCAACTTTACACTATGCTTCTTCTTGTTCTTGCTCATTATCCTTTTCCTGTTTTTGTATCTTATGTAAACAAATATTCTTACTGTCTGGTTCGTATGTTATAAAGAATATATTTTTGTCTTCTTCTGTCAACCCTTCTGGGATAGGAGAATCTTCAGCAACTTTTTTACTGGAAGATCCATATACTTGACTATGATTATCGTATACAACTAAATAGTTTAGCTTAGACGCTGGCATTAGGCAACCTCGATGACCTTTATGTTAGATTTTTCTAGGAATAACTTAACCC